TAATCGATCGGGCGCATATTCTGTGTGTTCTGCTGTACCATCGGGGTGGTGCCTATGTTCTGCCCCTGCGAGATATTCGCCTGTGAATCATTCAGTTTTTTGCTGAAATCAAGGCCGTTGCCTTCTGCTATGCTCATCTTTCACACCACCACTCAAAAATATTCCGCGATAATCACGTCACCGCTGCCTACACCGTAAATTTTGTCTCCGCTCCCGATCTGTACAGGGAATACACGGTATTCTCCTGCTTTAATCGGAATGCCGGTCGATGTTGTTACATCCTCGTTGCCAATATAAGCGGCTTCGTCACCCTCTACATTGTTCACTTCCAACGCAATCCGACCGCCATCGCGGTCACGCTCAAGCGTTTCGGGCAATGCCAACGGCTGCGCCGTGCCGGACAACGTAATCGTGCCAGTCCTTACCTGGCTGAAACTACGCAAAAACACGTTAAAACCCCCTTTCTTTGATGTTTTTGGAATTTTTTATATAAAAATAGCGTTACATGCTCCCAAATTTGCGAATCTTACCTTCTCTTCGCATCTTGTTGAAGCGTGAACGCTTATTTAACATCACGGGCTGTGCAAATGTCAGAGCCAACGCGTCACCATAGTTCGGTGAAGCCAAACCCCGGCGCTTCATGTCATCCTTTGATTCCAATTGCAGCTTGCCCCTGCGGTTGATGGCCGCTTCCGGACCCGTCAAATCGGTCACAATCTCCTGCTTGTTCTCCAATGTGCCGCCATCCTGCAACCATTTCTTCATCTCGCACCACATCTCGGCGCGTTTGTTGGCATAGTACTCATCCGTAGGTTTGCTGGCAAATGGTATCAATTGCCACGCATCGTTACGACCCATGCTCCGTAACACGGAATAGATGCCCGTGCCGTAGCCTTGGTCGATAAAACCCTTGCTCATCCCATATTCATCCTGGAAATACGCAAGTTTTTCAGCCACAAGCGTATCATCGTTGTTGCTTTTCAGTTCCCACAGCACTTTCGTGTAGTTTCCCTTGCGTAAATACACGATCAAGGTGTCTTCACCCGTCCACGCAGGGTCGCAGCCGATGATTACAGGCTCCATGTCCGAAGCATCGTCAATACAATACGACTTTCCACGCTTTACGGCTTCGTCCACAAGGGTCCGGCTTATCAGCTGGTTCGCGGCGGCGTTGGGGAACTCTCCCAACACATGCACCTTGACGAAATCCGAATCAATGCCCCACGCATCGACCCATTCGTTCAGCTGCTGCTTGTTGGATATCCTTACCGTCCGTGAATCAATCTGCTTGTGATGCCAAAAGTTACGGAATTTATTGAAGCAATCAAAAAAGCGCCCCGAAGGACGCGTTGGGTTGCCGAAACAACACCATATAATCTCTGTGTCTTTGTCTGTGGTAGCACCCTCTACGGTCTCCCATATCACATCGGCTATTGCCGAAGCTTCATCGAAGATGATAAGGATTCTCCTGCCCTGGTTGTGCAGACCCGCAAACGCTTCCGGGTTCTGCTCACTCCACGGAATCGCATCAATCCGCCATGTCTTTTCATGCTTGGGGTCTGAACTGTATAAGGAAGTAGCCGTGTAATCAAACAACGGATTCCCAATGAACAATCTGTGCCATTTTGCCAGCTCCGCCCATGTCTTCGTCCTCAACTGCGTGTCCGTATTCGCCGTGACAACACCTTTCGTGTCCTCAAACGTACCCAACGACCACAGTATCAGCCAGCTTACCAATGCGCTCTTCCCAATACCGTTACCAGATGCCCTTACTTCCCTGATAACCGTATTGATATCCTTTAAACCATCCTTGATGTCTTCCAGTAATTCCAACTGCCATTCCTGCGGGGATTGACCTTCCAACTCCCCTTCTCCCCACGGAAACGCCGCCCATACAAACCCCACCGGGTCGTGGGCAAATTCACCCAAAAAGGACGCCAGCGACGCCTTGTCTTCTGCGGAAAAATCCGATAATTTTTTGGCCATTTGACCACCTTTCCCCCTGCCCCTCTTTTATGACTCCCCCACCGGGGTCACATCAATAATCTCTGGAGAACTCTTCACAGGTATCTGCCTGTTCGTAGCCCTCTCCCTCGCAGCCTTCAACATCTCTGCCACGTTCACGTTCAGACTTACCTCTGTCTTGTCCTTAAACCCGCCTTCGCAACGGATGATGTCTTCTGCCGCCTTGATCCTGTCACTTAAACTTGCATCCAACCCAAACTGATCCTTTACACGGCCTTCCATCACATCTGACAAGAAAGACTTTACTCTGTCTAGTGAAGCGTAACCTTTCTTCGCGTTACGCTCAACCAACATCTTCATGTATTCAATGTTTTCAGGCTTCTCCAGTATTGCCCTGGCTCTCTCCCTCGCCGTTCCCGCATTCACTCCCGGAAACGCTGCCTGGTAACTCTTCGCCAACAGGTGCGTCTTGTAATACTCCCGTACTACGATATGCTCCTTTGCGGCGTCCAGCACCGCGTCTACTTCTAATCCTTTCTCTCGCCCTCTCCCCCTGCTCATACATCTCACCACTCTCCAATTTCTTCCATATCTCGTTTAATAAATATAAAAATATCTCCTCAATCTTTACCGACCGCATCAACGGTATCGTCGCGTAATCGCCTTTGTGTATCTTCGGGTTCAACGGATTGTCAGGGTTCATCTCATCATACTTCTCCCGGCTTACACATAAGTTCAACCTGTACTCCGTGTATACCCTACCAGTACGCTCACTTACCTTCTGCTCTTCTGCATATAATACCTGCTGCTGATACTTAATTCGTATCGCCTTTAATATCTTCTTCGTTAATAAATGTAAATTCGCCATGCTCCGCCCTCAACTTATTCAAAATTACTCCTATATTTTTTCGGGGGTGTGTGTGTGAGTACTGGCCCCGTCTTGGATGTGGGGTGGTAGGTGTTAGGTCGGTTATCCAAGAAAAAAAGACCTGACTAACGAGTCACTTGCTCACGCTAATGTGTTCGCTTCGCTCACCCCTGATCTCTCCTATCTGCTGTAAGCAAAACAATGAGTCGTCGCTTCGCGACATCGGATAATGTGTTCCTCGCGGAACGCCACAAGCTTGTGACGGCACTTGTCAAACCCTACGCATTGACATCTCCGTTAAACCTGTCTACTACCCATTGCGGTAAGAACGGCTCTATGTCCTCTTCAAACAGCGTGTATAACTTCCATGTCAACTTCCTACTGCGTATAAAATAAATTGGGTTCATATACAGCCTGTGGTCATCCTCTTTTATGATACCTCGCTCCTTTACATCTTTCAGAAAGCGTTGGCATTGCCTTAACCCTAACCCCAACTCTTTAGCCAATAATCTGCTGTTCAGTGGCTTGTCATAGTTCTTGTGGTGCTTTACCAACATATTTGTTTTTGGCTGTAACAACATAGAACAGCGGTACAGATATCCGCAAGTGAGTGGGTCTATGTCCTTTGGCAGTTCAAAGCCGTTCGGAAAGCTACGCACAGAGTAAGCGGACAGCCAAAAAGAATAGCCATCTTCCAAGTCAAAACGCTGTTCTTTCCATTCATTGCCCTTTATTGGCTTTCGTGGATGCCATACGGAAGCATCCGCAATCCCATCGGTTAATATACTTTTATCCTCATCCATTATACTTGCCCTAATACCCAAAAGGTGAAAAACGACATTTTACGACATTTTCAGCGAATTGTCACGACATCCCCAAAAAAGCCCCCAAGCCGTTGACAATCCTAAAATGAAGCCCATTGCAATATGTGAATCATTATATTCTGTGAGCGTGAACCGAGAAACAGAATTTACAGTTAATTTCACCATATTTATATATTATATATTTATATACTATATACTATAAGAATATCTATATATTATAACTACTATACTATAGTAATATATATTAATATTACTATTAATGTACTGTATTATATATTAATACTTATTAATCATAATTAATATAACTATATCAATAATACTATTAATATAACTATATAATATTAATATATAAAATATAGATAATGATTAATATTAAAAACCAAAAACCCCCAAAAAGGAAACGAAAACAACGAAACCCTAGGCAAACGCATCAACAGAGCCAAGATGTATTTTACCCCTAAAAAATGCTCCGCTCCGCTTCGCATCTGATTGCCACAGAGCGTATGTATGTTACCCTTGTGTGGTTGCGAGGTTAACGGAATGCATCCGCAGAACTTTAATTCCTACTAGTCTTCCAGGATATACATTTTATTGGAATAAGTATATGGCTGTTTTTGTTCCGCATCGGCAATTCATACTATTTCAGTATGGTTAACTGTATGGCAAATACTGTTTACGCATAATCCCAATTCCTAGTAATCCTATTGGTATTGGCGAAAGTGGACTTCGTTTTGAAAAATAAGATGATAACAATTTTATCAAGATAAAGTCTACTATAATACTAGGTTATACTTTTTCGAGTGATGACAAACTAATAAAAGTATATAGCCCCTTGGAAACCGCACCACTACTGCGTTTCAGACATCTTGTATATTGTCATATCTTTACAAAGTATACAAGATAAATCTCATTGATAAAAGTATAAGATGTATACCTAGTGGTATATATACCCCAAATTTATGCTTCTTCCTCGCATTTTCATAAGGGGGTGCTTATGTTTCCTTGCGTTGACCCTAAAACGCTGTCTATGGGCTTGCTAGGGGGCTTAAAAGGGATTTCTGTGTTTTCTGACCAAAACCCCAAAAATGAAATCAGCCCTACCATATAGGCAAGGCTGAAAGTGAGGAAAAGGAGAATGTGTAAAAGTGTATAAAACAACACTTTTATTGAATTATAACAAAAACAATGTTTTTTGTCTTACCCATTACGAAATGGGCTACAACATCTTGCGTTTTTATCCTCTTTAAAAGTTTTCTTCTATTATAATTATATGCTTGCTGAACAGTTTTATGTATGTTTACAATCTTATCAATTTTTGTACCTTTTTTTCCCAGATCTGTAACAGTTACAAAATCCCTGGAATCCGGGCTGTTTTTTGATAAAAGTGTAACATCTTGAACCTATTCTTGCCCCTTTACAAAAATAGTTAAAAACAGCACAAAAATAGTGCTTTTGAAACATTGTAATATCTTGACATTTATGCTATCATAGTATTGGGTAAACTTATATTGTAAATGATATAGCTGTGAAGCTAGGTGGTTGAAACGCAGCACGACAGCCAAGATAGGGCTAGTCAGAAAGGATGGTGAGCAAGCCCCAATAGGGATGGCATCGGAGATGATGCCGAAGCTGTAAGCCCATAGTGGTCAGTAGATGCACATTGAAAACTACATATCGTAATAGTAAGCCGTGTGGGTAGTAGCAATGGTACGCAAAGCGAATATATCAGCCACACGCAACAGCCTAGGATGGGCAGAAAGGATGAAAGCGGAAGCAGAGAACAACAGCATCTTGAATGCTGTTGGCAATGTCACAAACTTGTGGCATTGCTTACAACATTTAATAGTAAACGAAAGGAGCAACAGCAATGGTAGAAGCAACAGTATTGGAAAATGTAAAAAGGTTAACCAAAATAGCCGATTATTTATCCGCAAGGTATTCTTTCCTTGAAAGAACAAACCTTAAATCTGTTTACATTCAGAACAAGGTAAACAGAGATTTAAACGACATTATTTCTGAATATGACAATCAGCCTAACTTTGAAGACTACAACAGAGTAATGAAAGCATATGCTGATGGCACAGAAGAAGCGGAACAAATTATTGAAAAGATTTATGCATTACGGATTATGTCAATGTAAAGGAGCAACAGCTATGGAAAACATCATAATGATGACAGCAAGCACAATGGCATTTATGACTTTCGTAGCATCTTGCGTAGGTTTCGCTTGTG